CGTGTTAATGGCACTCCCGTTCATTATGATTCTTTCATTAATAATCTTCTTATCAATTACGCTCGCGCTAAGTCAGATAATGATGACTTTGCATGGAAGCTTATCACATATAAAGCGATCAGTCCTGAAGGGGCCCCATTATGGACATCATGGTTCCCAAAGTCAAAATTAGAAGAGAAGAAGAAATTCTACAGGGATTCGGGTCAATCATCAAAGTTCTATCAAGAATATATGATGGAGGTTCAAAGTGCTGAAGATGCATTATGGACTAGGGAACATATTAAGTACTGGAAAGGTTACTATGACTATGATGCTGACGAAAATCAGAGCTATCTTGTCATTGATGGTGAGCGATTTCCCGTTAATTGTTTTACTGGTTGTGACCCTGCCACTGATATTGATACTAAAGAGTCTGATTTTTCTGTTATCATGTGTATTGCGCTTGATTCGGAGAATAATCTCTATGCTTTAGAGTACGAGCGTCATAGAAGTATCCCAACCATAGGAGCAAAAACTGCTGATGGTGAGATCATGGATAAGAAAGGCGTTGTAGACCATATATTAGAGTTGCATCAGAAGTACCATTGTATATCATCAACTGTAGAAGATGTAGCAATGAACAGAAGTGTATTCCAAGCATTGAATGAAGAGCGTAGACGCACGAATAAGTTCGATTTAGCTGTGATCCCAGAGAAGCCAGGAGGTAGACAGAAGATAAATCGTGTATATAGTGGTCTTTCAGGAAGATTTAGCATGGGAACGGTACATTTAAGAGAGAATATGTTTGATTTGATCAATGAAATTGTTACTTTTGGACCTAGAATGGCTCATGATGACACCATAGAGGCTCTTTTTTATGCTAATTTGCACGCATTTCCACCAAATATGAGAAAAAACAAAGAAGATTCGACTTGGTTCAAGCCAAAACGTAGAGCAAAAAGCTGGATCGTAGCATAAAATGCCTCCTAAAAATAATAAACATCCAGAAGATTGGGATAGATTTGGTTTATATGATTTAAGTGGTAAAACACTTGCTGACATTGTAGGTAGTATAAGAAAACCACTTGCAAAAGCGTATGGACATCTTTTTGCTGAAAAGGCAGGAGAGAGAAATATATTTGGTGGTGAAGGAGGATGGAGATTTCCACTAGCTAGTAATATTAGGGGTAGGATTCATGCTCGCAGATTTGAAAAAGGTCTTAGAAGTGGAGATACAAAAGCATACGGATCGCGATCAGCTCCCTTCAGTGTTTCTCGAGGAAAAGGGTGGTATATACCATCGGTTTCTAGAACTGAGGGAGAATGGGTAGCTGATGAATCTACAAAGAGTAGATCAGATGCTAGTATGTATTTAGCTCTAGATATGCCAGCTGGCGAGCTTTTAAAAACTATTGCTCATGAAGGTGGTCATATGGAACCAATGTTTGGTGATCAGATAAGTCATATAACGTATGAAGGTGGGCAGACAAGCATGGGACAGGATGTATTTGAAAAGTATGTCAATAAGCCAATTCATGATTATTATAAACAATTGCATACTCGCCGTGGCGATTACCAGCGACCCCGCCACTCATATTTTGAAGAATCTGAAGAACAATATGGAAGAAGAGTAGATAAGGCAAATGAATTATATGAACTTCTAGAAATAATTGATGATTCTGCCTCGTCGCAGGATCCTATTAACCCTAATTGGTATGCTCGACAACAGTAGGAGGTTATTAGATGCCTAGATTTGGTAGAAGATCGAAACAAAGACTGAAAGGCGTAGACGCTAAGCTTGTCAATGTGGCAAATGAGCTTATAAAACTCATGGATGTTACAGTGATAGAAGGTCTAAGGTCTCAAAAGCGTCAGGATGAATTAGTAGCACAAGGCAAGTCAAAGACAAAGTTTGGTAAGCACGTGCAAGGTAAAGCATTGGATCTTGCTCCATATCCTATAGATTGGAATGATAGAGAGAGATTCCACTATATGGGTGGTCTTGCAAGAGGCATAGGACATATGTTAGGTGTTAAGATTAGATGGGGTGGAGACTGGGATTCTGATGGAGAGATAAAAGACAACAATTTTGATGATCTCGTACATATAGAGATAAAGGAATAATTATGGCTGGTGAAAAAGATAGAAGTTGGAAAAAGGCTTTCTTTGCTACGTCAAAGGATAGGACTCAGTATACTGCATGGGGAAGTGACGAAACAAAAGAATTGTTCTATGAACATCCAATGAAACCATTTTTATATAATCAGGGAGGAACTCTTATAGGGTATAGAGGTTCTGATCAACAGGCTCACTTCAGTAATCCAAAAAAGGGGTGGGGTCTTGGTGAAAATGAAATGTCACAGTATAAGAATGTTGGTCCAATTGTTAATAAATATCTTGGTACTGGATCAGGTAGAATGTCAGAATATGGCAAGTATTCAGATGTATTATCCCCATTATCGAAAATGAATCCTAATCAAGATATAAGAAGGTCAGATATGTCTAGTAATATTGTTGATTGGCTTAAACAGTACTAATTATGGCAAGAAAAACAAAGAAGACAAAAGCCCAAGTAAATAAGCAACTTTGGGATAGAGCTAATACATCGCAGCGTACCAAGTGGCAGTCTACTTCTCAGAAAGGATATGATTTTTATCTTGATGAGCAGTTGACAAAGGATGAAGTGGAGACACTGCAGGAATCTGGTATGCCTACATTCACTATCAATAGGGTCACTCCTATAATGGAGATAATGAAGTATTTCGTTACTGCTAACAATCCTAGATGGAAAGCAGTTGGAGCAACTGGAGATGATGTAGATGTAGCTCAAGTACATTCTGATATAGCTGATTATTGTTGGTATCTATCGAATGGTAAGTCTATATACAGTCAAGTAGTATTAGATGCCCTTACTAAAGGCATTGGATATTTCATGATCGATATAGATCGTGACCAAGATAGAGGTATGGGTGAGGTAGTATTCAAGAAAGTGGAGCCTTATGATGTATATGTTGATCCTGCGAGTAGGGATTTTCTATTCAGGGATGCTTCATTTATAAGTATTCGTAAGCACGTATCAAGAACAAAATTGATAAATATGTTCCCACAATTCTCTGCAAGGATAAAGAAAGCAGCTTCTCCTTCAGAAGTAGTGACATATTCACAAAGAGATATAGACCAATCTGCTTCAGTACAGCCTGAAGATATAACATTAGGTATCAACCTTGAAGCTGAAGATGATGATATTCTCCCATACTATGAGACATATAAGAAGATAAAACACGCTTATCGTAATGTATTCATAAGGGTGACACCTTCCCCATCTCAAATGGATATAATAAAGCAGGAAGTAGAAGAGAAGATGGTGGATTTCCAGAAGGAGATAGAGGTCTCATTGAAGGAAAAGGCTATACAGATACAGCAAGCTGTAGAATCTGGAGAGGTCATTCCTGAAAGAGCTGAACTTGAGATGGAAAGAGCTCAGAAGATGGCTGCAGAAGCTATTGAGGAGAAGAATGTACAATTAATGTCAGAAGCTCAAGATAAGGCAACTATCATCAAGCAAGAGATAATGACAGAGAAGAGTTTTCAACATTTGGCGAATGCTGGTAATGATTCTATAGTTGATGCTATAAAATTCTATGAGAATAGGATAGAATTGACCTGTAGTGTAGGTGATGATGTATTCTTATACAATAGAACACTTGAAGTACAGGAATATCCTATAGTACCAATACCTTATACATATACTGGTACTCCATATCCAATGAGTGCTGTTACTCCTTTGATAGGTAAGCAGCAAGAGATAAACAAGGCTCACCAGATAATGTTGCATAATGCTAACTTAGCATCGAATCTTAGATGGATGTATGAAGAAGGTTCAGTACCTGAAGATGAGTGGGAAAGATATTCATCTGCTCCCGGAGCTCTCCTTAAGTATAGACAGGGATTCAATCCTCCTACTCCAATTCTGCCAGCTCCTATCAATAATGCTTTCTATACAGTGGTACAAGAAGGTAAATCAGATGCTGAGTATATAGCTGGTGTTCCTTCATCAATGATGGGTTTTACTCAGAATCAGCCTGAGACATATAGAGGATTGCTTGCTAATGATGAATTTGGTACAAGAAGACTAAAAGCGTGGATGAGCAGTGTTGTAGAACCAGCTCTTGAACATCTAGGTAAATGTTTCCAAATGTTCTCTCAGAGTCATTATACAGTAGAGAAGGTATTTAGGATAGTACAGCCAGAAGCTGGACAGAGACCTGATTCTCAAGAGAAGGACGTGAGGGTCAATATTCCTATATACAATGATTATGGTAAAGCTGTAGAAGTATTCAGAGACTACGCATCAGCAAGATTCGATATAAGATTAGTAGCAGGAGCTACGATGCCTGTTAATAGATGGGCATTGATAGAAGAATACTTCAGATGGTTCCAAGCTGGTCTGATAGATGATATAGCAATGATAGCAGAGACAGATATAAGGAATAAGAAGAGTATTGTCGAAAGGAAGTCAATGTATAGTCAGATGCAAGGTCAGATATCTCAAATGGAGGAGGCTATAAAGGATAATGAAGGAACTATTGAGACATTAGAGCGTCAATTGGTACAGGCAGGTATAAAGATGAAGGTAGGAGATGCAGCTAATGAGGTTCGCAAGGATGTATTAGCAACTGAAGCTCAGCAAAAATTATTAAGAGGGATGCTTAAAACTGAATTTGATAAAGCTAAATCAGAGTTACAATTAGCTGTAAAAGAACAAGTTAATGCATCAAAGAAGGAATAGATGACTTGGAGTAAAAAAAGTTATCCAAAGATGTCTAGGGATGGCAGTAAGAATGGCAGGTGGAAGGATGGAAGTAGCCAGACACACTATAGAAATAAGGCTAATGCAGGATCTGGAAAGGTTGTACATCATTTAGATGGTGATAAATCTAATAATAGCAGATCTAATGTTAGAGTAATAAGTAAAGCTGAGCATAATAAGGTGCATCCTGAGAAGGGTGGTATCAGAAAATGCAAAAGCGGTTATCTTTGGAGTAAGAAAATTAAATCTTGCGTGAAAGCTTGACCAATAATATTTTTAAGTATTAACTTAATACCAATGAAAAAAGGAAAGCTAAATGGAACAAGAACAAGTAGGTAACGCCGATATGGCCCCTGAAAGCGATGTTCAAGATACCGTTTTTGATGCAAATGCGTCTGAAGACTTTTTTGGTGCTTTAGATCAAAGTGTCAACGGTGAAATTCAAGAAGAACTTACACAGCCAACCTCAGATATAGGTGATAACACACCACAGAGCCCTAGTGAAGTTCAGCAGCAAGACGGTGAAGTCTTGCAAAAGAGGTATAGTGATTCGAGTCGTGAAGCTCAACGCCTTAACGGGAAGTTGAAGGAGATCGAACCATATATGCCTATACTCGATGCAATGCGAGAAGACCCTAATCTAATTACTCATGTGAGAAATTATTTTGAGGGTGGGGGTCAAGCTCCACAGACAATGACAGATAAACTTGAATTGCCTGAAGATTTTGTATTCGATGCTGACGATGCTTTTAGTAAGAATGATTCTGATTCTGCTAAAGTGCTAGGTGCTACGGTTGATGGTATTGTTCAAAGAAGGCTTAATCAAGCTTTAAAAGGACAACGTACTGAGAACCAAAGGTTGGCAAAAGAAACTGCTTTTCGACAGAAACATGATCTATCTGAAGAAGAATGGTCTTCCTTTGTTGACTTTGCAAAAGGCAAAGCACTAGAATTAGATGACATATATTATTTAAAGAACCGTCAAAATCGTGATGCTAACATAGCTGACAGAACTAGAGAACAGATGGCTGAACAGATGCGTAAGACGCAATCACAGCCTCAATCTTTAGCAACTGCTGGCAGTGTAGCAGTAGAACAATCAGCAGATGATTCAGTATTTGACACCATTGTAGGACTTGACTCCGAACTTGATTCGGTATTTGGCTAAATATAGCTGAATACTTTAACTAAAAATAAGGAGAGTCTAAAATGGCTGACTTATTTACACTCGAGTCAACTGCTGATGTATCACCTAGTTCTACTTCTGGTAGTCCTAGAAAAGGTACTGATCTTAATACTGGTGTTCTTAGACGAAAGTATGACTTTGGAGATAGGGTATCTGAACTAGCAATAGCTCAAGATCCTTTCTTTAGGTTAATATCTAAGGTTGCTAAGAAACCTACTGATGACCCCGAGTTTAAATTCACAGAGCGCAGACCTTCATTTCATAAGCGTTACGCATATGTAACTGGTTGGATTGAGAGTAATGATACTGAGGTTCTTGGTGGTACCGGCGGAGATGCAGATCTAACTGCATATAACGACGGAGCAGCACCAACAAGTATGTCACAAGGAGATACAATTAAACTCTTTATGGCAACAGATTATAAATCTTCTGGAAATGTTCAGAATATTTATGGTCAATCTACAGGTGCTATTGCTGTTGGTTCTTCCGGAACTCGACCTGCATTTTTTCTAGCTGATCAAATTATCAAAGTTCCTCTGTCAACTACTGATGGTGGTGGATCTGTTAAAGATCATTTGTTAGCTAAGATCAATGTAGTTACAGGAAGCTTGACTAAAGATAGTCGTGAATGTGTTCAACTTGATTGTAAAGTTGTTCGTGTTCCTACTGTTAGTGGAGCTAATTACTTAGCTGGATGGAACGGTAGTGATGAGGTTGATACTCAGGTATATGATGAATCTATTTCAAGTTCGCTTGAAGGAGAGAGAACATATGTTGTAGGTAGTGCTCACGCCCAAGGTTCTGGTTACCCAGAGACTTGGAAGGACCAGCCTTTCTCGACAGGTTATGGACGTACTCAGATATGGAAAACAGCAATGGCAATGGATAACACAACTCGTGCTACCGTGCTAAAGTATGAACCTAATGAGTGGGCCCGTATTTGGAAGGAAAAACTGGTTGAACATAAATGGGATATTGAAACATCTTGTTTGTTTGGATCTCAGTATGATTCAGGATCTGAATGGTATACACAAGGAGCTGTTGATTTCATCTCAAGCTTTGGTAATGTGTTTAGTTTGTCAATTGCAACTAAGACACAAGACGATTTCTTGGATGATATGAGTAATTACTTAGACCCACGTTATAACAATGCAAATGCATCGCTGTTTTTCTGCGATACTGCAACTTATAACTGGTTACATAAACTAAGTGGTTACTTCAGTAACAACCTTGAAATATCACCTAATTTCAGAGCTGATATGTCTCTTACTGCGAAGAAGAAGGCATTTGGAGTTGATATTTCTGTTATTTCTACACCTTACGGTGATATGAATGTAGCACGGAATATCCACCTTGATGGACATGATATCAAACTTCTTGCTGTTAACATGAAGTACTGTAAATACAGACCTCTTGTTGGTAATGGCTTGAATCGTGATACAGCAGTCTATGTTGGTGTCCAAACCTTGGAGAATAGTGGTGTTGACCGTCGGGTTGACTTAATTCAAACAGAAGCTGGGATGGAATGGCAAATGCCTGAAGCTCACGCTTACTGGTCTTAAGGAGGTATGAATTATGGCTAATCCCTTATACGGACAAAATAGAATGGATAACTATCTTGATGGGGATCCAGGAAAAGTAAAAAACAAAACAGTATCTGTAGCAGATGCAAATGGCAATTTAGGTATGAAGGGATTAATTCTTCCTGGAAGCGCCTATACTGACGGAAATACATATGCTAATCCTGATCCTTATGTATCAGGTACAACTCAATTATTTCCATTAGGAAGTAAATTTGTTGAAGGTCGCAATGTGTATAGATATTGTGGAATATCATCTGCTGGTTCAGTTATTGCTGGGAAATTGATACAACAGCAAGTAGGAACAGGAGCTGATCATGAAGCTATGACTCCAACTGAGGCTACAGCTATTGGTTCAACTTCAATATCGATTGAAACTGATGGAACTGATTTGTCAGCCGATGATTATAACGGTGGGTATCTATGGATAAGTGCAGGTACTGGCATAGGTCAGTCTTGGGAGATTAAAGATACTCCTGCTCATGATCATAGTGATGACCCAACTGCTGTTATTGAGTTGTATGGGAAAGTAACTGTCGCTTTGGCTACAGGTGATTCTAAGATCGATATGGTTAAGAATCCTTTTGCTGATGGCGTAGTAGCTCCTGCGGCTGAAACAGGTGCTGTAATTGGTGCTACTACTATTGGTATGGCTGCTAGCTCATTTGGATGGCTTAAAATTAATGGACCAGCGGCTATGCTTACTCAAGGTACATTAGTGATAGGTAATACTGCATTTAGATCTGGGACAACTGCTGGTGCTGTTGCTCCTGGTACAGATAATGTATTATATCCAGTTGGTCAAGTAATGGCTGGACCTGTGACACAGCCAATGGTATGGCTGAACATAGGTTAAGGAGGTAACTAATGGCTAGACATTCATTAGGCGATGCTGGAAGGTACTATCAAACCATAACGGCTAACTCAACGGCATCTAGTGCTGTTGTTTCTAAGCCTCTTGGTGTAGTATATATTACTACAGCTAGTTCTGGAAAGGTTACTCTGCCAGATGGAGATTACAATGGACAAATGGTATTCTTATCTGGTGCAAATGCTTCTAATGATACAACAGTGTATGCTTCTGATTCTTCTACAGTAATCAGAGGTAAATCTGTTATAGATGTTAGCACTGGTGACTTTGGAATGGTTTGTATTTGGTCTGGAGACGGATCAGGTAGTGATTACTGGCACGGATTGTAATCTGAAATTCGTGATTAATACCACGATATAAAGAATAGGAATTGCTGCCTTCTGGCGTTTTTAAGCTTCCTTTCTACGTTGGAAGGTGGCATATTCCTTTAGGATAATATGGCAGATTTTGAATCACAAGTAAAAGCGCTGACAGGCTTAACTATAGATGGTAGTTCAACTGACCCTGGAAGAACTGAACTTTCTACATTTCTGAAAGATGGTGTTATTGATGTAACCAGTAGATGTCTTGCTGTTAGACCTCAAGATGCAGATGATTTTGTGATAGAATCAACTGAATCATCATCACAAGGAGGATTATCTACTGATGGAGGCAAAATACTTTATGTAATGAGAGAATCTGGAACTAATGATGATTGGAGAGACTGCAGAAAAATACCAATAGGACTAAAAGATAGAGTTACAGATACAACTAGCTTACATTATGCATCTGCATATAACCCTGCTTATATATTAAGTCAATATGGTGCAGTCTTGGTATTTCCTGCTCCATCAGGTTCTTCTGGTCAATATAGAATTTATTATGTTAATAAAACTCCGGTTGATAATGCATCAGGAGCTGCTTTAGCTTATAATGCAAGTACTATTAGATATTTTCCTGATGATAAAGTATATCTAGTAGTTATATACGCATCTATAAAATCACTTGAAGCTGCTATGTCAGCTAAAAGTATTCCAACTATATCAGGAGATGGTACAGCTCCTATTGAATTGACAGATGTTTCTCCATTAGATGCAGATAATACTGTTGATACACTTGGAGATCAAGGTGAAATAGATCAATGGTGGAGTACATTAGGTCATTTCATAGAGGATGAAGAGGATTCTGAACTTGCATCTTCTCAGGTACAGAAGATAACAGCTTATATTCAAGCTCATCAAAGTCAATTAGCAGCGAATACTACAGATTATCAGTGGATGCAGGCGAGACATCAGATATTATCAATACAATATGATAAAGCATTTAATATACTTATTCCTCCAAAACAACAATCTGAACAGACAGATAGGAGAATAGCTCAACAATGAAATTACAAGAGATAATGGAAAGGGTTGGTATAAAAGAGACTGGATTGGCTAAAGCATGGTCAAAAGATGCTATACATCTTATAAGGTCACAGTCTCCTGAACTTATTAAAGTAGATAAGCAGAATATTATAGATGGCGAGCAAGAGTATATACTGCCAGCAGATCTGATACAGATAAAGTCTATATCAGTTAAAGATACTAGTGATAAGAAATATAAAAAGATAAGAAGGATGTCTTCTCCAGCTACTGTTAGAGAAGATACAGATCCAGAATAATGTCATTTGATACACATAAGAATTGGTTCTATGAATTACATGGTAGATTCATACATTTATGGCAATGGGTAGAAACAGCAGCTACTGATACA